GGTGGCCGATGGGACGAGGTGCTCGCCGCCGGGCCCAACACCAATGGCAACGACGGGTTCGTCAACCTGGAAGACTGGCTGTTCTGGGACCCCTACGAGTCCACCCCCCTGGGCGACCCCACCACGGAGCCAAGCGGCCGCCCCTTGGGCCTCACGGACACGTTCCATGGCAAGGGTGTGCGCCGCGCCACGCTGTTCCCCATCGGAGGGGACCCTCCGGTCCCGTTCCACGCCAACATCGGAGCACCGATCTACACGTGGAGCCCGGCGGCAGACGGGGCCAACTGGAAGATCCACATTCGCGCCGTGGTGTCGCGTAAGGAGGAGACGCTATCCCCTGCCCCCACCCGCATCGGGGTCCTGGAGGAGGTGTGGGAGTACACGTTCGGGGTGTGGACCAAGGTGGAGACGATCGTCAAGAGCGCCGACATCGGGGCCGACATCCAGTTTGGACCGGACGTGTTCGCCCCGGACGCGTCGATCTACCTCCAAGGACTCAACGTGGCCGCGCCTGGCCCCCCGCTCACGTACACCGGGTACGTGGAGTACACCGTGGTGGACGGACACCCAGCGAGCTAGCCCATGTCCCGCAAGCAGAACACGTGGTCCTTCGCTAACGCAGACCAACTCACCTCCTTCATCGGCGCGGGGAGCATCGGTGCCGTTCATGGGGACTTCGCCATCCTGGAGGACACGGGGCAGCGGTACGTGTACCGGGCGCCCCCGGTGAACGCGTGGGAGCCGATCGACAGGCCCCAGGCCATCGCCACGGTGGACAGCGTCACCACTGCGATCGACTTCGCCAACGGGCGCAACGTCCACCTGGACATCAGCGCCCAGGCGAGCGCCGCGGACTTCACGTTGTCCAACGCCGTAGCGGGGATCACCTACGTCCTTCGGTTCGCCAACGGGCCGGGGGTGGGGATCGGGTCCACGTGGCCCGCCAACGTCCTGTGGCCTGGCGGCAGCGCGCCGGCGATCGACCCCACCGCCCTGATCCGCCTGTACTACGACGGCACCAACTTCTACGGCGTGGGGGACAGCAACTTCCTGTAGGAGCCCCGCCATGAGCTACCCCAACCCCACCCCGTTCGGCCCGTACCTCCCCGACCGCCGCCTGGTCATGCCCCCCATGCCTGTGCCGATCCCCATCGGCCGGATTGCGGACTTCCCGGGGTACCTGGGGCCGAGCTTGATCATCCCTCTCCAGATCCAGCGGGGGGACAGCCTGCGGTGGGTGTTTCGTGCGTACCGCGAAGTGACAGGCGCCCCCGGCGCGGGTTGTGTGGATCCCGACTACCCCTACGGTCGGGGCACCGGGCCCCAGGCGCTCACGGGACTCCAGGGGCGGGCGGTGATTCGGCGGGCCAAAGATCACCCCCAGGAATGGGCCCTGGCGGTGGCGGTGGATCAGACCAGCGGCACCCCCACGAGCGGCCAGATCATCGTGACCGCCCCGGCCAACGAGACTCGGCTGTACCCCGACCACGGGGTGTGGGACTTGGAACTGAACGACGGGACGGACGTGCTCCGCAAGACCGTGGCGGAAGGCCCCGTGGCCTTCAACCGGGACACCGCCATCTAGTCTCGACACCGCCGTGGCGCGCGGTGTAGGCTCCTCCCATGGCGCGAGAGACCCAAGCACGACCCGCCCTCCGCGAACGCCTCGGCAAGTGGGATGCCTCCCGCGCCGGGGACCTCGTGGGGGTCAAGACCCAGGACGTACCGGACGGGAGCACCGCCGGGAATGACGTGGAGGCCGACCCCGAGGCCAACCTCCACGTGAGCCGCGAGGCCACCGACGCGCACGCGTTCGTGGGCCTAGACCTCACCGATGAGGCGGTTCAGCCCATCCCCCACACCTTCAAGCGATCGGCGGCGGCCACCGAGGTGACCACCATCACCCTGGCCCAGCCGATCGACGGCAACACATCGTACACCCTGGACACGGCCGGCGCCGCGATCACGGTGATGCCCGTGGTGGGGTCGCCCACGCCCGCGTGGGAACTGGTGGCCGCGATCGGCACCGTCACCGCCGTCCCGTAGTACACTGGGCGCGTGACCGCGTTCGGCCAGTCGCCGCTGGGTACTGGGCCTGGCCCCTTCGGGGGACCGGGCCTGATCACTGTGCTCGGCGTCCTCCCCTTGTCCAACGGGGAGTTCGTGGTGGTGTTCGACACCCCGCCCGAAGTGCTGGATCCCCAGGCGTTCACGAGCGCCACCAATGAGGAGAACTTCGCGCTGGCCGCCATCGACCCGAGCTACACCGCCACGGACGGAACCGTGGTGGTGCCGCCGGGCGAGTTCGTCCCCACCCGGTTCCCCAAAAGCGCCATCGCGAGCGAGGACCCAGACGGTGACCCCACCCAGATCGTGGTGGCCGCCGACTCGGCACTCCAGCCGCGGGTGCGATACGAGGTGACCATCTCCCCGTCGATCTGCGGCGCCAACGGGGAGACGTTCGCCGGGCCCAACGTGTTTGAGTTCCGGGCCCCAGGCCTGTCCCGCCAGTTGAGCGTGACGGAGATCTCGCAGGAGCGGTACCGGGACTTCGACTACATCATCGAGCCCCGGCCAGGGGAGGTGTCCCAGGTGTACCGGCAGGATGCCAACGGGGACATCGGCCTCCAGGACGCGGTGACCAGCCTCCGCAAGCGGATTTACCGCAGGGTGTTTACGGACCCCGGCGCGTTCTCGTGGCTCCCGGAGTACGGGGTGGGGGTCAAGGTGAAGTCCCTGGCCCGCGCCGGACGGCTCCAAGAACTGGCGGGGCTGATCGCAGAGCAGATCAAGGCCGAGCCGGACGTGGTGAACGCGGGGGTGGAAGTGTCCGTGGACCGCACGGGGAGCGGCACGTTCGTCAACATCGCAGCGTTCGTCCAGCAACGGGACGCTACGACCCGGCGCCTACTGTTTTCCGAGCCCCTGTCCTGACGTGGTAAGCTGCCGCCGAGATGGCGGACGCACCCACCCAGCGCGACCTGTTCCTGGTAGGGCGCAACAACGCGCTCCTGAGCCCCACGCGCTTCGACCGCGCCATCATCGACACGGACGGGTCCGACGTAAACACCGTCCTCAACAGCAGCGCCGCCATGGGGGAGGAGGTGGTGCGGTACCTCCAGGTGAGCCTCAACGAGCTTGCCCTGGCCACGTCGCGCGGGGAGGCCCTGGACCGGTGGGTGTACGACCGGTACCAACTCACCCGCAAGGAGGCCACCAACGCGGTGGTCACGCTCTCCCTCCAGCGGTCGGACGGCACCATTGGGTTCACCATCCCGGAGGGGAGCCGGTTTGGCACCGAGGATGGGGTGGTGTTCGCCATCGTCAACGACGTGGCTTTCGGCGCGGGTGTCCTGGGTCCGCTCACCGTCTTGGCCACCGCCGAGCGCACGGGGCCGGAGGGCAACGTGAGCGAAGGGACGATCACCCAGGTGCTCACCGCCCAGGCGGACAGTTCCCTGGCGGTGACCAACCTCCAGGTGGCCGCGGGGGGCAACGAGCGGGAAACGGACGACGAGCTACGCGCCCGCGCCCGCGATTTTTTCGTGACCCCCCGCCGGGGCACCCGGGAGGCGATCGAGTTCGGCGCCACGGAGGTGGGGCGGGTGGACCAGGCCAGTGCGGAGGAGGTGTTCCAGGAGAGCACGGGCCTCCCGGGATACCGGGTCCTCCTCAACATCAGCGACCCGGACGGCCAGAGCAACGCCGCCCTGGGGGACGAGGTGGCCCGGAGCCTGGACGAGTACCGCGCCCTGGGAGTGCCCGTGAGCGTGGTGCCGGCGGTCCCCCAGTTCGTCAACATCGCCGCGAGCGGCCTCCAGTTCACCAGCGGCGCCAACACCACCCAGGTGCTCCAGAACGCCGCCAACGCGGTGCTCGCCCTGGTCAACGGCCTGGCCCCAGGCGCCACCCTCCGGTACGCAGACATCCTGCGCGTCCTGTCCAACACCGAGCAGTTGATCGTGCCCAACGGGGCCGTGTCCACCCCCGCGGGGGACTTGGTGCCCCTCACCGGCACGGTCATCCGTACCACCCGCGATCGGATCAGCCTCACGGGGTAGGCCATGGAGTTTCCCGCAGGACGATTCTGGTGCCCCCGGTGCGCCGCCATGACGGACTTCACAGTGGCCGAGGGCGCGAGCCCAGACGACCCCGAGTGCGCCCTGGAGTGCTGGGAGTGCGGCAAGGTCATGGACAAGGTGGTGGAGGAGATCGACCCCAAGACCCGCCTCCCCTACGCCACCCCCCGAGTGCGCCCCGCGATCAGCCGCGCCGAGCGTGAGCGGGCACGCGCCGAGATGCGTGCGGAGTTCCGCGCGCATGTGGAGCGCGGGGGCGCCCGGCGGGAGAACTTCACCAAGGGGAGGCGCCTGACCGATGGCTAAGACCCTCCCCGCGCCCGCAGGACCCCCCACCCCCGAGCAGTTGATCGAGGTGTGGCGCCGGGTGGTCCCCCGGGAGTACAGCGAGCCGTTCCTCAACGGGGGGAACGCCCCTGGCGACGCCCACCCGTCCTTCGCCTTGATCCGGTCCATGGCCTACCAGTGGGCCCAGGTGGCCGCCAAGGCCAACCGGTCCATCCAGGCCCGGTACCACCTCCCGAGCGCCATCCAGACGGACCTCCCCGCCTCCAGCGCCCGCGCGGCGGGGATCGCCCAAGGGGACGTTGTCCTCCGGCGCGTGGGGGACCGCAGTGATGCGCTGGTGATCGACCCCGGGCGGATGCGCCTGGCCGCGGATGGGGGCCGGTTCTACGTCAACCGGGACCGTGTGGTGTGGAACCCCGGGGACACCAACGACCGTACCGTGCGGTTCGTGTGCGAGGTGGTGGGGTTCATCGGCAACCTGGACCATCTGGCCAACCCCGAGGGGGGCCTGGACGTGGATCTGATCTCCATCGTGGACCAGGCCGGCGGTCGGGCCGCGGGGGAGGGGTCGATCCTGCTCCTGTCCCAGAGCGTCCTCCAGGACAGCGGGATTCCCGACCTATTCAACCCCGCCGACGTGGGCCTCCACGTGCGGATCGATACCGCCGCCACCCCCAGCAACGTGGGGCGGTTCATGCGGATCGTGGGGTTCGACTGGCCGGAACTGGAGATCCCCCTGGGGAGCGGCCGCTTCCCCCGCCGGGTGTTCCTGGAGGACGAGCGCCGGGTCAACACGGTGGAGGCCCTACAGGACGACGGCGGCGTGTTCACGGACTACGACATCCAGGCGCGCAACGAGAACGGGATCGGTGACGTTCCCCTGCTCCCCGCCGTGCCTGCGGTGGGGGACGCGTTCTACTTCGGGTTCACCGAGTTCACCACGGGGGTGGAGATCCGCCTAGACACGCCGGGGGTGGGCGACTGGACGATCGTGTGGGAATACTGGGACGGCCTGGCGTGGCAGCCCCTCCCAGACATTGACGACCCCACGGAGGGGTTCAAGCCCACGGCAGGAGCCGGCACGTACGACGTGCGGTGGACCATCCCCCTGGGGTGGCAGTCCCTCCTGTCCCCTGCGGGGTCCGGCCTCAACCTGTTCTACGCCCGTGCGCGGGTGGACGCGTTCGTGGCAGTCACGGACCCCCCGGCAGCCGGGCGGGTGGTGATGTACAACCCCCAGCCCCTCACCGCCGAGGCGGCGGACCCAGTGACCGGCACGGTCAAGTGGACCTTGCTCGACTACACCGCGGCCGGGGTGGGCCTGGAGATCGTGGAGGCCGAGCCGTTCACCGGCGGCCGGGACGACGACCTGTTCATCCTGGGGGACCAGCGAGGGCTGTACCAGCAGAACGGAGAGAGCGACGACGTGTTCCGGGACCGGGTGAGCCGCCTGGCCGACGTGGTGAGTCCCAACGCGATCCTCCGCGCCGTCAACCGGGTCCTTCGGCCGCTCGGCTTCCGAGGTGACGTGTGCGATGTGACGATCGGGGACACCGTGGGGGCGGGGTTCACCGGCCTGTTCTTCGACCTGGACCCCGCGCTCGCGCCCGAGATCGTGGCCGCGTTCGATATGTACGCGGCGGGGGACTTGTTCCCCAAGGACCCATGGCTCGTCCTCCAGTCCGCGCAGGAGGCATACGGCTGGTTCTTGGTCAAGGCGCCGTACCTTGGCGAGGGGGACTTCGGGATCTTCCTGGACGAGGGGCCGCTGTTCTTCGATGAGACGGTCCAGGTGTACTACGGCCCCAGCGCGTTCGGGTTCATGGATGGGTTCCCGATCGACGGCTATGCCACGTACGCGGCGATTTACTCCGCCGTGGACGCCATCCGAGCCGGTGGCGTAGGATTCACCCTCCTCCGCCGCGAAGACCTTACCGTCCCAGGAGCCTGCTAGTCATGCCCAGCAACAACCGCCGCCTGATCTTCAACACCCGTGAGCGCCTGCTGTCCACGGACCTCAACGACATGACCACCCTCCTCCACGCCAAGGGGACGGACGAGGTGGCGGCGGTTCTGAGCGGGGATCTGTACAAGAGCGGGGTGCCGGTGGCGGGCGTGGTGAGCGGCCTGCGGGTGTCGGCGGCCAACCCGGGGGTGGACCACACCGTGGCGATCACCCCGGGGGTGGCGTTCAAGAATGACACCCCGCCCACGAGCCTGGACAGCCCCTACCTCAAGGTGGAAACCCTGGCCACGTCCACCCTGGACTTGGCGGCGTTCGTGGACCCGGGCAATCCCCGGTGGGTGTGCATCGAGGTGGCCCCTGGTGACACGGCGGAGTTGGTGTCGGCGCGGGACATCTTCCAGCCGCCCCTGGGCACGTTCATCCCGGCCAACGTGGACAAGATCCGCCGCCCCGAGCCGGTGTTCTCGGTCAACGCGGGGGTCCCTGGGCCCACCCCCGCGTTCCCCCCGGGCAACCCTGGCCAGATCCCCCTGGCCTACGTGTACCTTCCGGCCGCGGCGGCGAGCGTGATCGCCACCGACGTGGTCCTGTGCCGCCCCCTATTCAACAGCACCACCCTCACGGCGGAGTTCACCAAGGACAAGGGTGGGATCAACGTCCTGGCGGCGGGCGGCGGCACGGTCCAGTTTCGGGAGTACACGATCAAGTTCCGCACCCAGGGCACGATCAGCCAGGTTCCCGCAGGGACGATCGCGGTGGCGAACTTCCCGGGCAACCCGGGATGGCGCCTGGGCGAGTCGTACCCCGTCACCGACGAGGTGATTTACGCGTACCTGATCGCGCCGCCGTATCCCGCGGGGTACGACGCCGACGTGGCGTTCAACCGGGAGTTCCTGGACGTGAGCGGCCGGATCCCGAGCAACACCCTGTCCGCGATCAACGGGGTGGTCATGTGGAGCAACGTGGCCCCGGTGGGGAGCACGTCCACGGGGCCTCACCCCGCGGGGTCGGTGAGCCTCAACGACCCCACGTGGGGCGGAGGTTCAACCCCTTTCACCAGCTACCTGGGGTCGGTCACCCACATCCAGTCCTTGGCGCCCGCCGGGCTCACCCAGCAGCTCACCCGCGCGGACCAAGTGCGGATCCTGGAGACCGCCAAGCTCCCCGAGGACCAGGACACCCAGACCGCGTCGTCGGTGGTGGGCCAGGTCGGGTCCTTGCGCAACCTGTCTCCCCTCCTCAACGGCACCGTGCATGGCGTGTTCGCCATCGTTCTCCCGGAGGCGTTCGAGTACAAGGTGCGGGTCCTGGACAACAACCTCCTCCAGGGGCAGAGCTACACGTTCAACATGACCGCTGCGGAGGAGCCCAACCAGAACCTGGCGGGTGTGTTCGTTGAACCGGTGGCCTTCGGCTACAGCAACAACGCCCTGGACAGCTACGCGCACCGGTACGAGTTCGACATCATGGCGGGCACCGCGGGGGCGATCACCTTCGACCACGCCTGCGGCATCGCCACCAACGCGGTCAACTTGGCCGTGGTGGGGTACCGGGACCGGATCCTTCAGCAACGATAGGAGGCGCCATGCCACTCAAGAAAGGCTACACCCCCAAGACGATCGGCAAGAACATCAAGACGGAGATGGCGGCGGGCAAGTCCAAGAAGCAGGCCACCGCCATCGCCCTGTCTACGGCCCGCAAAGCCGCGGCCGCGGCGGGCAAGAAGGGACCACCTCCGCCACCCGGCAAGGGGGCCGCTGGCAAGTCCAAGGCCGGCGGCAGCGGCAAGAAGTCCAAGGGGAAGTCCGCCGAGAAGTCCAAGGGAAAGAACACCACCACGGGGAGCAAGAAGAAGTGAGCCACGACCCAGCAGCAGAGAAGCGCGCCAAGATCAACCTCCCCCAGACGGGGCGGGGTAGCTCGGCGCAGAACGCCACCAAGGCACCCCCGCTCCAGCCGGCTCGCCAAGACGCCGCCACCCGGGGGCTGTCCTCCGGCAACGGCGGGGTCCAGGGGGCCGGAAAGGGGATGCGGAGCAAGTGACCATTCTGCGCACCACGGAGTGGGAGGGGGAGCACACCCGCCTGGTGCGCCTGGATGGCCTTCCCACGGGCCCCGGTCGGTACCGCGAGATCCGCGGCCGGGAGATTGAGACGGTGTTCGTTCACCAGTCGGCGGGCAATATGCTCCGCGGCCAAAAGGCAGCCGAGCGGATCAGCTGGTTCCACACGGCGCCGCCGAAGTACAAGCTCAACCCGGACGGGTCGATCCGCACCCGCATGGTGCGGGGCAAGCCCCGCAAGTGGTGGATCGGCGGCGGGCGAGGGTGGCCGGGCGCCGGGTACACGTTCGTGATCCCCGCCTTCCCCGACACCGTGGAGGGCAAGCTGGAGGTGTACCGCCTCCATCCCGACGAGACGGTCAGCTACCACACCGGCGGCCGCAACAACCGCCGCGGGGTGGCCGTGTGTGTGGCGGGCCTGTACCGCACCCGGCACGGCAAGAGCCGCGGCCAGGAGGCCCCGGACCCCACGGCGCAGATGGCCCTCCAGGAGTTGGTGTTCGACTACCTCCTCCCCCGGTATGGGCTCACCCCCGGGCCTGGGGATCCTGACGCCCTGTGCGGCCACTTCGACGCAGGGAAGGCCGCGTGCCCTGGGGACTGGATGGAGCAGTGGGTGCGGTTCATGCGGGGGGAGGACGTGCCAGACCCCCGCACGGACGGCGTGCTGGTGGACCCACGAGACCGGGACGACGAGATCGACCGCCGTCCCCTGGACACGCACGCTCAACGGCAGGCAGCCCTGGTGGAGCTAGGGTTCGACCTGGGGCCGTGGGGGCCCAACGGGGACGGGGTGGACGGGTCCTGGGGGGAGGACTCCAAGGGGGCCCTGCTCGCGTTCCAGGACACCGCCGAGATCAAGGTAGACGGCCGGTGGGGCGGCCAGACTGAGGCCGCGGTGCGGATCGCCTTGGCACAAAACGCCGCGGGGAAGTGGCCCCCGGGGAGCTAGGATCACGACATGACCACCGACGACCTCCGCCACGAGATCACCCGGGATGTCAACACCACCCTGGAGGCCAAGCTGTCCGAACTCCGCGCTTACCAGGAGCAGATGGAGGCGGAGAAGGACAAGAAGCGGAAGGAGGAGGAGGCTGCCCGCAAGAAGGTCCAGGACGACGCGGTGAGCCAACTCCTCCAGCTCCAGGTGAAGGAGGCGGAGGAGCGAGCCAAGCGCCAGGGGTTGTGGAACAAGATCCTGGCCGCGCTCGCGGTGATCCTCACGGGGGTGGCGGGCACGGTGGGAGTAGTGGCCACCCGGGCGCCGACCCCGGAGCAAAAGGAGCAGGAAGCCGCGCCTGTGATCGAACGGGTGGAGCAGGAGGGGGCCCAGATCGAGAAGCGGATCAAGGCCAACGAGGACAAGGTGGAGCGGCTCAAGGACTTGGCGCTGGAACAGCAGGTGCAGATCTCGGACTCGTCCGAGTACATCGTCAAGAAGATCGACGCGGCCCACCCCAGGACTGCCGACGACGTGGAGCGCCCCAAGACCATGGACGCCGCCAAGACCAAGGCCGACGCGATCAAGAAGAAGCGAGCCTCCGAACAGCGGGAGGCGATCGAGGCGGAGGTTGACCCCTTCGCCGGCCTGGAGTAGCGCACCAGCCGCGTGGTACCCTGGCCAGGTGCCAGGATCGCAACTCATTCAGTACGGGGAGAAGGAGGGTCAGGGGGCCATCCTGATCGACGTGGACGACGTGGACCTCCAGGACGAGGCGTCCCTGGTGGCCGCGGTGGCCGCCAACCGCCTCCCCGGGGCCAGCGTGGTGATGCTCACGGGGACCGTTCCGTGGGGGTCCAAGGAACTGGACAGGTGCCTCCTCATGCTCGGCGCCGACGCCCGCACGTCCAACGTGGAGGTGTGGGTCCGCCGGCCAGTGAGCGAGCACCGGTGGAGCGCCCAGCCGCTGTGGTGGGTCCACGACGTGAGCGAGATCCTGTGCGCTCCCCGCGCCACCCAAGCGGTGATCCACGCCCTCAACGCCATCCCGTTCGTCCCGCCGCCCGCCGAGGTGGTGGCGATCGACCCCCACCCCGACACGATCTCGGCGGTGAGCCTGGACGAGGTGGCCACCCGCCTGGATGCGGGGTGCGGTTGGCTGTACGTGGAACGAGGCTCCAAGGCCGCGGCTGTGGCGGAACGCGAGGTGTTCCGCGCCGCGACCCTGTGGGGGGTGCGGTACCGTGGGGCGGCGTAACCTGAGCGCCGTTCCCAACATCGCGGGGCGGCCAGAGGACACGATCACCCCCCAGCAGTACAAGGTGGGGTGGGACTTGGTGAGCACCGGTCACACGGTGCAGCAGGTGCTGAGCGCCACCGGCCTGTCCCGGCCGCAGTTGGCGTGGCTCATGAAGGTGGGGGACGAGAGCCGGGGGATGGCCTCGTACCAGGGGCGGATCGCGGAACTGTCCGCCAAGATCCGCTCTCGCGCCCAAGATGCTGCCGACGCGGTGGGGAGCGGGTCGGTGGACCACCTCAAGCGGGCCGTGGAGATCGGCGGGGTGGCCCAGACGATCGCCCGCAACCTCATGGCAGCCCACCTCAAGCATCGGGTGGGCCCGGCCAGCGAACGGATCCGCGCCGGGAAGGGGACCGACAAGGACTTGGCCCAGATGGCCATGCCCCACTCCATGCGGGAAACCCTCAAGGCCCTGCGCCCGTTCACCGATTTCAGCGAGACCGCGCGCGCGTTCCGCATCGTGTTCGACTCGCCGCACCAAGGACAGGACCCCCTGTCCCAACTGCCCAAGGAAGCCCGCCTGGACCTGTCCGGGGAAGCCCTCCTGCCCGCCGCCACCGCGCTGGTGGAGGAGTTGGTGGGGGAGGACGTGGGCCACGACATCCTGGACGACCTACTCCCCGAGTTCCGCGGGTGGACCGAGGAGGACATCGAGCACTTTGCGGAGACGGGGGAGCGCCCCGCCCGTGACTTCGGGGACGACGACCCGCTACCCTTGCCAACGGCGCCGGACGACGTGATCGACGTGGAACCGTCCAAGGAGACCGACCATGAAGCACGTGACCCAGTTCCTCCTCAAGACCCTGACCAGCCGTAAGTTCTGGGCGGCGGTGGCAGCCAGCCTCCCGTTCGCCCTCAACGAGGACTGGACCAACTTCGCCCTGGTGTGGATGAGCTACGCCGGCATCCAGGGCGCCGTGGATGCCTCCGAGCGCGTGGGGACGCAGAAGGCCATCACCGCCGCCGATGCGGCCAAGGCCGTGGGTGCAGGCCTGGAGGATGGGGTCCCCCAGTCCAAGGAGGAGATCCTTGCTGCGATCCAGGCCGTCGCGGCCGACCTGGCCAAGGACGAGCCGGGGACACCCTCCCCGGAGATCGACAGCGACCTCACCCCTGTGGATGGAGCGGTAGAGGAACCCGGGGATGCCTAGCCCCAACGCCACCCCCAAGGATGTCGCCCTCCTGACCTCCGCCGGCGCGCCCGTGGACGCCGCGGGGGCGTACCTGGGCCAACTGGCCCCCCAACTGGACGACCAGGGCGCCGCGGACCACGTGGCCCGCCTGTCCCTGTATCTCCAGGAGGAGGCCATGCACCTGCGCTCCATGGCGCGGGCCAAGCTGGAGTACCTCCAGGAGCAGTGGGACAAGGAGGACGGGGAGAGCGCGCCCGTCGATCACGACTGGCTGTACGCGGTGTACGACCAGCGGGCCGTCACCGACCGCGGCGCCGACAACGTGAAGTGGTACAACCCGTTCACGGACGAGAACGACTCGTCCGGCAGCACCCGCAACACCTACAAGCGGGGGATCTGCTTCCACCACACCGCGGTGGCCGGGGGGTTCGGCACCCACGGATCCCGCCGGGACTACTGGGAGAAGCAGATCGACAGCGGCCTATGGACTGCCAAGGTCCCCCAGCCCAACGGCAAGATGGTCCAGACGGAGTGGATCGACCAACCCCGTGGCGCCGCATGGGAGGAGCTGTCCGCCGCCGAGCGGGATCAAGCGTGGGTTCGGGCCATGGCGTTGGCCGACCGGTATCGGGGGTACAAGCCCCAGCAGTACAACACCGGCGTGCCGTACCACGTGGTGAGTGGCGCCAACTCGGTCCTGTACCTCAACCTGCCGTTCCGGTGGGTCACCTGGCATGGCAACGGCGCCAACAACTGGTACTTGGGCTTCGCCTGGGACGCCAACAGCAACGACGACAACCTGCACGAGGAGGATATGGAAGCCGACGTGCGCAGGGTGATCGAGATCGGCCGCGGTGAGGGGCACTTCGCTGACGGCCTGGAGTTCACCATGCACTGCGCCTTCACCAACAAGCCCACGGACGCGGGGCGCAAGTTCGCGCAGTTCCTGGTGGACCTGGCCGACAAGGTGGGCGCCACGATCCGCATGGACTACAAGGCCAAGGACAGCTACTCGTCCTTCAACGACGTGCTCGCGGCGTGAACCCACTCCAGGCAGAGGAACGTGCCCGGCTCCGCCTGCGGCAGCAGGTGCTCCGGGCGCGGCGGGACAGCGTGGAGTTCGTCCACCGGATCGGCCGCCAGGAGGGGGACCGGCCGATCCGCATGGGCAAGGTCCACGTGGAGTGGCACCGGCTCATGGACGAGCACGACCGGTGCGTCCTGTTCGCGCCGGTGGGCCACGGCAAGAGCAACCAGATCACCCGGTGGCGCCTGCTGTACGAGATGGGGCGCAACCCCAACATCCGCATCGGGGTGATCTCGGTGAGCAAGAGCGGCGTCCCCTCCAAGTTCCTGTCCGCGATCAAGGCGGACATCGAGACCAACAAGTGGCTGCGGGTGGTGTTCCCCCACCTCAAGCGGCAGCGGAAGGGTCAGCGCATGTGGAACGACGAGGGGATCATCATTGAGCGCACCCTGTCCCTCCCCGACCCCACGGTCCAGATGTTCGGCCTGTACGGCAAGATCCTGGGCTCCCGCCTGGACCTGATCGTTATTGACGACATCTGCAACCTGGAGAACACCATGACCGAGCGCTCCCGGGACAAGATGTGGGAGTGGGTGAGCGCCGAGGTGCTGTCCCGCCTGCCGCGGGAGAGCGGCCGCGTGTGGGCGGTGGGCCACGTGTGGCACCGGGAGGACGTGCTCCACCGACTGTCCCGGATCGAGGGCTACCACACCCGCAAGTACAGCGCGTTTGTCCCTGCGGAGGTTGGCGAGGCGCCGTTGATCCCAGAAATGTGGTCGATCAGCGGCCTGCGCCGCCGGGAGCAGGAGCTTGGCCGCTTGGCGCCCAACATGCTCCGCAACGTGATCCCCGCCTACGACGACGCCCGGATCAAGGCGTCGGCCATCGAGCGGTGCCTCCTCCGCGGCCGCGGCGAATCCCTCAAGGACTCGTGGAACCCGGCGGACAGCCCCACGTTCACCGGGGTGGACTTGTCCGTGGCGAGCGGCACCGGGGGTGACCTGGCGTGTGTCTTCACCATCACCGTCCTCCCAGACGGCACCCGCCAGTTGCTCGACATCCGCGCCGGGCGGTGGACCGGGCCGCGGATCCTCCAGGAACTACTGGACGTGCATCGGCGGTTCGGTTCGCTGATCATGGTGGAGAACAACGCCGCGCAGGACTACCTGATCCAGTTCGCGGGGGAACTGTCCACCTTGCCCCTCAAGCGCCACACCACCACGGCGCGCAACAAGTACCACATGGCCTTCGGGATCGAGTCCCTGGGGACGGAGTTCGACCAGGGGAAGTGGATGATTCCCTGCGACGACAACCTCGTGCCGCCGCCGGAGGTGGCCGAGTGGCTCCGAGAGTGCCAGGCCTACACCCCCAGGGAGCACACCGGCGACCGCCTGATCGCGTCCTGGATCGCGCGGGAGTGCGCCCGGCAGGCAGGGTACGCGGGAGGGGCCTGGACGTACCAGGACGACGCGGTCTACACCAACGTGGACACCCTGGTGCGGTGATCTGGTAGGGTACCCCCATGGCAGAGCAGGGCTCCAGCGGCGTGATGCGCGACGGCAAGGTGGTCACCCTTGCCGACCATGCCGGCGCGGAGGCCGGCAACGGCTTGGTGCGGGAGTACCTGTCCGCCATGCGAGTCCTGGGCCTGGAGGAGGACGACCGGTGCGTCATGCTCCGCCACTGCCAGTCGTTCTACGACGGCACCCAGCACGACCACACCGGCATGGACTGGAACGGGATCCCCCGGGACCCCGGGGTGGGGTACCTCCACGAGCGGCTAAAGCCCCAGGGGTTCGTGCCGGTCAACTCCAGCCAGTACGCAGCGCGCAAGCCGGACGCCCCCGTCCCCTTGGCGCGCCAGGTGGTGTCTCGGTTCACGGAGATGCTCCTCGGTGAGGGGCGGTGCCCCTCAATCCGGGTTCCCAGTGACCCCGCGAGCGAGGAGTACCTGGAGGCGGTATTCAAGTGCGCCGATCTGTGGGACGTGCTCGCGGAGGCTCGCGATGTGGCGGGCGCGTGCGGAACCGCGGCGGTGGCGGTGGGGATCACCGCCGGATGGATCAACGCCGAGGTGCTCCACCCCCGCAACTTGTGGGTGGCCGAGTGGGACAACGACGACCCCGGGTGGGCGCCGCGGGTGGTGGTGGAGCAGTACAAGGCCACCGTCCAGGTGCTCGATGACGGGGACGACGGCAACGGGCGCCTCAAGAGCGTGGACGTTTGGCGTACCCGCGCGTGGACCCCCGAGGAAGTGGTGTACTACGAGGACGTTCCGTGCGGCGACGTGCCCGACGACGGGATCCCCGAGCGAGAGCGCAAGCCCCACAAGTTCGGCGCGTGCCCCGTGGTGTGGTACCAGAACACCCGGGTCACCGCGTGCCCGGACGGCAAGCCCGACTGCGAGGGGACGTGGCCCCTCCTGGACAAGCTCGACCGCCTCCAGTCCCAGGTGTACAAGGCGGCCATCGCCAACACCGACCCCACCTTGGTGATCAAGGAGCCCCGGCACAGCCGTCGCCGCAACTCGATCATCCAGAAGGGGTCCACCGGCGCCATCCCCCTTCCCCCGGAGGGGTCGGCGGAGTACCTGGAGATGCAGGGCACGTCCGTCAAGGTGGGCCTGGAGGGGATCAACGCGCTGGTGAGCGAAGTCCTCCAGACGGTGGAGTGCGTGGTGATCTCCCCGGAGTACGCCAAGGCCTACCAGAGCGGCGAAGCCCTCCAGATTCTGTGGCGGTCCATGGAGAGCCGCGCCAACCGCCTCCGCGTCACCCTGGGCACCGCGATCCAGCGCCTGTGCTGGCTGATCCTGGAGGTGGGGACGGCCCACAAAGTGGCCAACGTGGAGGTGGTGGACCTCTCCAACCCGGAGAACTACCGCGGCCAGATCCTCCTGCCCCCGCGGCGAGTGGTGGAGGAGCCCGAGCCCCCAGACCCCCCGGAGCCCGGGGAGCCCCCGCCGCCCAAGCCCGAACCTGTGGTCACGTGGGAGCCCCACGACCCTGGCAACGCCCAAGCGCACGTGGTGCTGGACTGGCCGCCGTACTGGACCCCCACGGCCCAGCAGATCCTCGCGAGCGCCCAGGCCATGGCCACGGCCACCACCGCCAAGCAGATCATCAGCGCCGAGACCGCCACCCGCCACCTGGCCCAGATGATGGGCCATGACGGGGACGAGGAGGTGCGCCTCCTGGAGGCCGAGAAGGACAGCGGCATGGCCAAGATGATGGCCATGGGCGCCACCCTCAACGGGGTCCCGGACGACGTAGACGACGACGAGGACGAGGACGATGGGGACGGGGACGGCGACGGTGACGACGAGCCGCGGCCGCCCCAAAACCCCGCCAACGCAGCCCAGGCGGACGGGGACGGTGATGGTGACGCGTGAGCGCCGAGATCCGCGAGCTGTTCCAGGCGCAGTCTGACGCGGTCCAGAACCTGTCCGCCCAGGCGCAAAAGCGCGCCCTACGGATCACCCAGGCGCGCCTCAAGGCGATCCGCAAGGAACTCCAGCGCCTGGAGCCTGGGTCGTGGGGGTACGCGTCCCGCGCGGCCACCATGCGCCAGTTGCAGGTAGCCGTGGGGGAACTGGCGGTCCTCCAGGGCCAGGCCCTCCAGGGCCACCTCCGCAAGGTGGGCGGGGTGTCGGCCCGCACCGCGGCCCAGACCCTGCGCCAACTGGACAAGCACTACGCAGGGGTGGTGCGCCCCCTTCGGTTCGACACCACCCGGTGGATCACGGAGAACGCCCAGATGGCAAGCCAGGTGCGCCTCCGGGAGTACAGCCAGTCCTTTGCTCGGTACGGCTCCCGCACCGTGTCCCGGATCGAGGAGGAGATCGCCGGCACCATTCTCACCGGGGAACCCTGGTGGAAGGCGCGGCAGAAAGTGTGGCAGGCCACCCGGCACGTCGTTGGGGATAACCAGTGGATGGTGGATCGGATCTGCCGCACGGAGACGGCGGCCGCGTACAACGGCACCCAACTGGCCGCCATGATGGAGGAGGACGTAGACCCCGACGACCGCATGATGAAGCGCCTGGTGGCCACGTTCGACGGGCGGACGGGCAAGGACTCCGTGATGCTCCACGGTCAGACGGTGCCTGTGGACAAGCCGTTCGTGGACCCCTACTTCGGCAAGGAGTACATGGCGCCGCCCAACCGCCCCAACGACCGCGAGGTGATCGTCCCGTGGCGCCAGTCCTTCGGGGAGATGTACGCCGGGGGGAGCGAGGGGTTCATCGCGGACACCGCCGCCACGGACGAGTGGGGCGGCCCCGTGGTGGTGGCCGAAGGCAAGATGAGCGCCGCGGTTCAGCGGCGGCTCCGAGACCTGGCCAAGCGGAGCGCACAGCCCCGGAGCCTGGACGAGATCCGCCGCCAGATGGTCCGGGGGCAACTGGCCGACCTCCGCCGCCAGATGGACCAGTACCTCAAGATGCGCACGGGGATGACCGCGGAGGAGGCCCTTCGCCTGGACACCACCCTCACCGGCCTTCGGCGGTCCATCGCTGGCCTGGAGGACGAGGGGGTGATGCTCGACCTGCGGATCGCGGACGCCAAGGCCAAGTTGGACATGCCCGAGGGGACGTTCGCCAAGACCCACGCGGCGGCGGAGTACGGGGTCAACCCCAAGACGGTCAACGCGGCGGTGAAGAAGGGGGACCTCAAGTACATCGACGTGGAACTGCCTGGGGGGCGCGTGGTCAAGGGCTTCGACGCGCAGGAGTTCCACGAGTGGGCGCGGGACGCCAAGAAGGTCCGGGGGTGGGACAAGCCCTTCCCGCCCAAGCCCCCGCCCCGCAAGCCCATCCACAAGCCCAAGCCCCCCACCCCGCCCAAGCCCCCGGACCCAGTGCCGCCGCGGCCGCCCAAGGTCCCCACGGTGGACGGGGTGGCCGTCACCGATGGCCGCCTCACGATCACCCGCGCGGGCGCGTCGGTGCAGGACACGTGGGGGATCAACCCCAAGGCGATCAAGGCCGCCATCGACAGCGGGGACCTCAAGCTGATCAAGGTGGTGGGCCCTGACGGCAAGAAGACCAAGGGGTTCGACGCGGCGGAGTTTCAGGTGTGGGCCCGGGACGCCAAGAAGAAGCGGGGGTGGAAGGGGGACCACCCCGACATCACCGGCGGCAAGGTGGCCCCCAAGCCGGAACCGGGACCCAAGACCCCGCCCAAGCCCGCGCCCAAGCCCAAGGGGAAGGGCAAAACCGAGCCCAAGCCCAAGGCGCCCAAGCGCGTCCTGATCAGCAAGACCAAGGCCGCCAAGGAGGTGGGGGTGCCGGCCAAGGACATCAAGGCCGCCGTGGCCCGGGGTGAGTTGACGGAGTACGGGGCCAAGAAGCAACTGGACCTGGAGGAGGTCAAGGCCTGGGCCGCCAAGCACCAGGCCGGGCCCAAGCCCGGCAGGGCCATGGACCCCGCGCGGCGACCGGGGGCGTGGCGAGACAAGACCGCCACGGACATCATCGACCGCAAGGAACTTCTCCGCGCCACCAAGCGGATCGACGCGGACGACCTCAAGGAGGGAGCGGAGGTTCTGTGGAAGGGGAACATCCCCGCCCGGGTCAAGGAGATCGACGGCCAGTATGTGGTCCTGGACGTGGGCGGCGGCGCCACCATCGAGACCGCGATGGAACGGTACTCCGTCACCCTGTACACCGACAGCGCCGCGTTCCGCCGCCACCTGGGGGAGCCCAAGTCCAAGATCGAAGCCCTGCGGCGAGCCCAGGCGCGGATGGAGGCCCACCATCACCAGGCTCGCCGCGGGAGTCCTGCGGATCGCTTGTACCGGGACGTGGGGGACAGCCGCCCGGACCTGGCCCAGGCGCGCACCGACGCGCGGGTGGCCGAGTTCAAGCAGGATCTCACCCGTGAGTTCCGGGTGGCGTACTCCGACGCCAAGATGGCCTCCACCGCGGATGGGGCCGGGCAGTTGCAGATCGGCAAGCCCCCCGACCTCCCCGAAGGCCTGCGGAGTCCAGTGGGGATGCGGCGTGATGGCAAGCCCGACGCACTGGCGTACCAGCCCGTGGAGGTGCGCAAGGAGGTGCAACGGCGCGCCAAGGCGGCCGGGAAAGTCCAAGGCCCCTCCCCCGAGTGGCGCGTGTTCGTGGAGGACACCCTCCAGGCGATGCACAAGGAGCGATCCGCGGTGGTCCGCAAGGCCATCGACGCCGATGAGGCCACGTTCATGGCGTCCAGAAAGCGCCAGCGGAAGGCCATGGCGGAACACGCCCGCAGGGGCCGCAAGTCCGACTACGCCCCCAAGCGGCTGGACGAGTGGGAGGAGATCGGCACGGAGATCCGCGGGACCGTGGCCCGGGAGACCCGCCAGTTGGTGGAGGACGTGGCGTGGGCGCCAGACCAGATCGACTGGATTCAGGCCCTCCCGCCCAAGGACGAGAGCGGGGGGACGTTCGCGTTCTGCGGCCCCGGCGGCGGGTATGGCGGGGACACCGCGGAACTCATGGCCAACGGCCAGCGGCGCCCCTTGACGTACTTCGGGTACGGCCAACGGTCCATGGGCAACCGCGCCCAGGTGATGCACAACTGGGAGCCGGGGGTGTTGGCCCACGCCGATGGGAAGATCGCCCACAACGCCATCCCCCGCGGCAAAGCCCGCAAGAAGCTCATGGACGACCTGGCCGACGCGGGGGTCACGGGCAAGGACGCCCACGCCGAGATCGCGCGATCGGCCGTGGTCCGCCACGAGTTCGGCCACGCCGTGGACCACAACCTCCAGCACCTGGCCCGCCAGGGCAACGCGGAGGCCCAGGCCGTCCTGGACTTGTGGGAGAACGCGGTCAAGCAGGTCAACCGGGCCACGTGGCCGGACCTGGGCGGCCGCCCCGGCAAGAAACTGCGCCACGACGCCGAGCCCAAGGACGGGACGTGGGGCCAGTTGAGCCGGTACGCGTCGAGCAACCCCCGGGTGGAGGGTCTGGCCGAGGCCTTCGCCATGGCCACGTTCGGGGACTGGGACACCATCCCCAAGCCCCTCCACCGACCCCTCCAGATCATGCTCGGCCTTCTCAAGCCGTGACAACGCCGGCGCCAAGGCGCAAGGTGGGACCATGGCAGAGCCCCAAGACCCCGGCCCCGTGGTGGACTACAACCCGATTTGCCGACACTGCATCCACTCCGGCGCCGGCAACGGCGAGGCCAAGTGGGACTGCGGCGCGTACCCCGATGGCGTCCCCCTGCGGATCCTCCAAGGTGACCCCCACGTGGGGGTGGCGAGCGACCAGGCAGGCACCCAGACTTTCACCCCGATCCCCTACATGATCCCCACCCTGCGCGGGATGGTGGCGGAGGGGGAACTGCCGCGGAAAGTGCTCTCCGCGCTGGGTTAGCCGGCATCCCCCGCGCCGCGGCGCCCTTGCTCGTGCCAGGAGGTGAGTTGACCGCGGCGCGGGGTGGCCTTTCCCAACGCTGCGCAGGTCCGCGCGGCCGCGTCAACCCCCCGCAGCCACCCTGTGCGCGGGGTGGGCTACCTCCCAAAAGTGCGCGTTTTGCGCACCCCCACGGGGGACTCCTAGAGGATGGGCCCCGGCTCGACCCCGCTCCTCCAGGCCGCCGGGGCACCGTGCAGGGGGGCTGCGTCCCGTGTTCGGTTATTTGGTGAAAATAACCGGGGAGGGGGTATATTTGAGACCCGGGGGACGGACCCCCGGGAGACACCACACCAACCCAAACCCAAGGAAACGAGACAGACCATGCAGGACTACACCACCACCCTCACCCACCGCGAGCTTCTCAACATCATGATCGCCGCCTGGTTCACCCCCGGCCGGAAGGGCTCCGCCGCGGTTGCCACCAACGACACCGCCGCGCCCCGCGGCCGCTCCGCCGCCGACACCGCCGACACCCCGGACGCCGACACCGCCCCGACCGACGCCGCGTGGGTCCGGGAACACGGTGCCGCGATCCCCTTCGGACTCAACCTGCTGGTGTGGGATGAGCCCGGAACCGGGAAGACCTCCGCGGTGGAGTTGCTCGGCTGGGTGTGCGGGTTCGACCACGTCCAGACGATCGCCCTCAACAACCGTGCCCCGGAGGACGTGGGCGGCTACGCGGTGCCCAACAAGACCCGGACGGGGATGACCAAGCTCCCCGACGGGTGGGTGGACGCCGCCAACGGCGCCCGCCGCTCCCTGGTCGTGTTTGACGAGTTCACCGTGGACGAGGACCGCCAGGCCGCCGCCCTCCGGGTGTTCTCCGAGCGGATGGCCGGGGAGTTCCGCATCCTCCCCCACGTGCGCACCGTGGCGCTCGCCAACCCCCCGATGTGCGCCGCCACCCCTAACGAGATCACCCCGCCCAACGCCAACCGGTTCGGGCACTGCACGTTCGTCCCCTTCAGTGAGGACGAGTTCGGTGACTGGCTGATCGCCGGCGCCGGGAGCCAGGAGATCGAGCAGATCGACCCCGACGCCCACGAGGCCCGCATCCTGGCCGCCTGGCCCGAGGCGTTCGGTAAGGCCGCCGCCCTGGTCAAGGGGTACCTGCGCCGGTTCCCCCACCACCTCCACCAGATGCCCAAGGGCCAGGGGTTCCGCAACCCTGGTGACGGTGAGGAGGACAACCTCCGGTGGGCGAGCCGCCGGATCTGGGAGAACGTGGCCCGTGCCGTTGCCTCCGCCGAGTGCCACGGCCTCACGGAGGTGGAGACGGACTCGTTCATCGGGTTCTTCCTTCCCGCCGGTATCGCCGCGGGGTTCAACACTTTCCGCCGTGAGCAGGACATCCCGGAGCCCCGCGCCCTCCTGACGGGGAACGCCAAGTTCCGCATCACCCCCAAGGTGCACCGGACCTTCGCGGTGCTGGAGATGTGCGCCGGGTTCCTGGCCAACACCACGGACCCCGCACGGGTGGACATGGCCCGGGTGTGGTGGGGCCTGGCCGCTGAGGTGCTGGAGCACACCCACG